GAGCTGATGCCCGTCATGGAGGCCATGAAGCACATCAATGACTGGCTTGGCGAAGAGGTGATCCGCTTTAACCCTTACGCACTGTTAGACACCCAGCCCACATCCTGACGCGCTTCGCTTGTCTGCTGCTTCGCCGGGGCATAAAAAATTTATGCCCCGACTCTCCAGCTCCTGTATCAATCAGATAATTTCACGACGCTTTCCTGCTTATTGCCATCATCGATGGTCAGACTCTTACGCAATCCCACTGCGCTGACTGCATGTTCTCGCCGCCTCAGTGCGATTTTGACGGCCTTATTTTCCACCCCATCAAATCAAAAGCCCTCACGTCTTTTTCACGCTCAGCGTGAGAAATACAGCCATTCTGTTGTGTCGCTGCGACATCGTTCAGGGGATGCTATTTACCCTCTGAAACGCGGGCTGTTCCCCCGTCACCTGCGCGCAGAAAAAACGCGTTTTTTTGTGCACGCACGGATCCTTGACGGATCCAGCCGCCACGCGGGCCGGAAGGGCAAAAAGGCGTTCAAAAAAATTGTGCAAGTTTGTGCACTATTGTGCAGTTTGAAAATGAGCATATATTTAACACGCGCGTTAGCTTGAGTTGACTAAAAATTTCAGTGGATTGGGCGAGGTGAAACTATAAACGCAAAATCCCAGTGACTAGCTAACAACAATCCCAGAGTGTGCTTGAATCTGGAGGGGTTAATATGAAAGATTGTTTGACAAATTTGATGTTTTCTAAATGCGTTAACCACTATGAGGCGGAGAGTGCATCTCCGCCTTTGTATGTGCGTCGGGCATGGCACGCTCGTTTCGTTTGTGCGCCCGTTCAGGGTTTCATTCTCTGATATTCAGTCAGCGTGGATAAATTAACTTGAATTTGAGGAAGTTTTGTTTAATCCAGTCTTTAACATTTTCCCTTCCCTGAATACCTGATGGTAAGTGTTCGTGAATCATCCATTCGACAATGAGTTTCTCTTTCAGGGAGTATGCCTTAAAGGAATTAAGCATATTTAGTACTTCATAACCCTCTTTGCGGCTAAACCGATGGCGGTCAGCAGCGGTTTTCGTGGGATCATCTCCTGGCAAAGCAGTCCAACTGTAATCGTCATAAAATAAATCGCTTCTTTTAATATCGGTCATTTGATTATCCTTTTCAGAAGAACCACCTCTCCAACTATTGTTGAGGTGGTGAAAAAGCAGAAATCGTTATGCAGCTTTGAGCAGTGCGCTGCTCATTGCATAGTCGTACCCAAGCATGTATGCCTCAAAGGCGTCTTTATGTCTGACTGTGCCAGCCTGGCTATATGGAATATTTGCCAGGAAGGAATCATCTTTAGCTTTAGGAATACCGATCATTGCGTGAAGTACACCAAGCTCGTATGCGCAGGCAGCGCAGCGGTGGCGGCCTGTCTGTCCCTGGTTATCGGGAAGGTGTGAGTATTGGGGGTTGTATCGGTGGGAGTTTTTACAAATCTTTATACCCATATTTGATTTACCTCAATAAAATGAGGTGTTCACCTTTACATGGGCACACGCAGAAAATACGATTCCGGCGAGCTCAAGAGGTAGATGACACCTCGATTTCTTTGGCGCCCCAATAGTTACCGCTATTGGGTCGTTTTCCTATGCATGACACACAAACAAAGTGGTCATATCGTGATCGATCCTACAAAATCCCATACAACTGTCAAGGGTATTGATCGTTTTAATCGATAGATAAATCAATATCTATCTGTTTAACAGATCGATTATTAGGGTAAACATGAAAAAACACCCGTGAAGGGTGTTTGTAGGTTATTCTGGGAAAAACTCCTGAATGTTCCTTTTTAACTGGCTCTTACTGTGACTGTTTTCTGTTGCAGATGTGCCAGTATGCTTGTTTCGGATGTTATTTCTTGGTGGTATTGCTTCCTCTTCCTGCCATTCAGCCAGCCAGTAAGCAAAGGCGGGATCGCTTTTAATAAGCGCCAGTCCAGCCAGAAATGCCGCGCGTTGCGCGCGGCTGCGTTCGGAGGCTGGCAGGCTGTCGAGATAATTACACGCTTCTCGTTCACTCTTGACGGCTGCTGGCTTCAGATAGAAACTTATCCGTCTGGTTGGAGTCGTCATTGGTTTACTCCTTGTCCATTGCGTACAGCCCATTAACCAGAGCAAACTGTGGCACCCCGTCCGCGATGAAAGTCGCATTAACTCCGCAGGCTTCGCGGATAGCGGGTGCCACAATCTCCGCCCCGCCACCGACAACCATCACCCGCCCGTAACCCGAAAACCCCGCCAGCGCGCGGATCACTCGTTGTTTCAGTGTTTCTTCCTTTTCACGAATAACCGCCATCAGGCTGGCGTAATGCGCGTCATTGTGGATGTGCTGGCGCAGCCAGGCTTCATCATGGCGATGTTCGATAATGGTATTGGCGATGTGGTGACTGGTGCGCATACCGTTAGTGGCCATCACCGACAGTACGGCATCGGCCATCAGAGAAACGCCTACGTGTGGATCGCAAAACACCTGGCTGATACCTGCCAGTTGCCCCTGAACCTTTGCCACATCCAGCGTGGTTCCGCCCAAATCCACAATCAGCAGGGATTCAAACGGACTCATGTCAGCCAGTGCCTTAAAGCCAGCCGGAATGGATTCAGGCATAACCCGCACGTTACGGATAGTGAATGCTTCGCCGTTCTGGTACTCCACCGGGCGCATAACGTTCGCTTTTTTGCGGTTGATGTTGGCCATGTCCGGCTGTGCGTTTGTGTCGAAATATTCGCTCAGTGGCAGGGTGACAACCACATCCACTTCCTGTGGTGTGATGCCTGATTTGACCAGCGCGTGATGAATGGCAATGACATTCACATCGCTGTACTGGTATTGCGTGTCGGTCGTCTGGACAAAGCGATCGCTGACCGGATCAAAACCATAGCGCACGCCATCAAGCATGTAGTTCGCGGGCTGCGTGCCACCGAACGGCGCAGACCATTCCGACTTGAAGCTGTTCGGGCTGATGGCGTTGCGGCGTTCGCCGTTCTCAGTCCATGCCAGCTTGATGTTGGTGGAGCCGTCGTCGATACAAATTTTCATGTCGCTTTTCCTTATGTTGATTAATTAATCGTTTACGGGATTCTGAAATCCCGTTTTTGCCTGTTTTGTGCGCGCTTCATATATCGCGGCGCGTTTTTGCTCATTTACGGGATTTGTGAGTCCCGTTTCTGTCTGTTTTTTGTTTCCACTGGTCAGGCCACCCCGCAGCAGGTCTGCTTTGCGGTGGGCGCGTTCAGTGGTTTCACTGATTCTCTGTGCGTGCTCTGCGTCACGGATGGCGCGCAGCATGTCAGAAAGCACGGTAACGGGGGTTTTCATGGTGTTCTGGTCCTGCTGAAGTGTGGATGCCAGACGTGCGGCGGCTTCGGGGTCTGATGCCCCCAGTTGTTCCAGATAGCTGGCGACCGGGTTATGGCGGATCTCCGTACTGCTTACGCCGTGATTACGGCTCAGGCGCTGCCAGAGCTGCGTGATTCGGCTGTCCGGGCGGGTATCCGGTTTGCGTACAATTTCAAATCCCTGCGGTGCAATGTTGCTGCCGTCAACGTACAGACTGCCGCCCCGTAACAGGTGCTGCATCTGCTGTTCACCGATATGCAGGCCGAGAGATTCAGCAGACTCCCGCCATTCTTTAGCGAGTAGTTCGTGGTTATCAGGCAAAGGCCGCTGCTGTTTGCGGCTCTGTGTCCAGCTCTGCATTTCATCACGGCTGTTTTTTGCCTGTTTGTCACGAAGCGAACGCATCAGCGCCCGGCGTTCGTGCCGTTTCAGTGAGCGCATCCATTCGTTCACTTCAACGCCGTCAGGGAGCTGCGGCCACGGTGCTGGCCGTTCTTCCGGCTGTTCTGTCCCGTTGTTGTCCGTTTCCTGTACACGGGGACAGTTATTGCCACGAGTCCAAGGGGCGGCAGGGCCGCCCTGAAGGTCAAAACCATTTTCGCGGGCGCTGTCTTCCGCTTCTGGTTTACGTCTTACCAGCTTCCAGTTATCCGGATGCGTGCACACACGGGAGGATTCCCCGATGAGTGGTGACCAGATCCCGTAAATCTGTACGCTCTGTTCGCCGTAATCGTTCAGCTCATCGGCGAGGTCGTAGGCGGTGCGAATCAGGTAGTCTTTGCGTGGAACAAGTACGCCGCCCTGTTTCTCTATGTAGGTGGCAAAACATCCGGCATCAGCGGCAGCGAGTACCGCATCCATTGCGTCATCCTTCAGCCGTTGCGGGCCTTCCGGGTTGCGTGCCATCTGGCTGGCAAGGCGGCGCAGCTCACGCCACACTTGACGGGAGGGGATGCCAAAGAACTGGAACTGGCGGACGCGGTGAAGGCGTGCCCAGCCGATGGCGCGCTCCACGCTCTCGGCCATTGATTTTCCGGTTTCGTGGTCAACGCGTGGCTTGCCCGTTTTCGGGTCGATGCCATCCACGGCGTGGCTGTCCAGGTTCTTTCCGATGTAGGTGGCGATGTAGCTGGTTGGCGTGCCTTTTGAGCCGTCGACGTACTCCGCCTTAAAGCGCGGAGTAATATCATTGCCCAGTTCGTGGCGGTCTTCCTGAATGGCAATATCGCGGGTGTGGGACACAATGGTGTCGATTTCTTCCGGATGAGCAAAGACCATCATATGCCAGTGCACGGTGCCGTCATGGTGAGGCTCCACCGTGCGGATGCCATACCAGCGCAGGCCGTCGCGGTTCAGTTTTTTGCGGACCGCCGCAAAAAACGTGTTAACCAGGTAATCGCTGGAGTCGCGCATGGTGGCCCCGTTCCATTTGGGATTCGGATGACCGTTCTCTGTTGTGGCGTGGTATTTTGACGGGCAGGTGACAGTCAGAAACACCGCTTTGTCGCCACGGGCTTCGGCCAGAAGTTCCAGTCCCTTCATGGTGGCCATCATTTCTGCCTTACGGTGAACCGGGTTACTTACTCCCGCGTAATACACCGTCTCGAGATCAATCGTGAACCCGTCTTCATTTTCCAGCATGAAACTTTTCAGGAAATCGCGTGTTTTCTCGCGCTGTGCGCGAAACTCGCTTAACGCGTCCTGGCTCAGATAGGGTGATGTTTTTCTGGAAACCAGACAGGCGGCGCGGAGTTGTTCTTCTCTCCACTCGCAACGTAACAGCCACAGTTTGCGTTTCCACCATTCCGCACAGGTCAGGCGAAGGATTGCGCCCGGCAGCAGCTCCGTGTCCGGTTCGTTCCTCCGGTCTTTATCTGTTGTCAGTGCGTCATAATGTGGAGGCATGATGTGCAGGTGTAACGCCATGCGGGCCAGCATCTGATACGCCTTCAGCGTTACATCCATGGTCAGTTCGCCATCGGTCGCGCCAAAGCCATCGCAGAGTTTTTCGAAGGTGCTGCTGAACATCGCCGCCGTCATGGTGGCCAGCGTCTGTATCTGGTGTTTGTTGAGCTGCGGCAGGTAAAGCAAATCGTCCAGGCGTTCGCGTCCGGCAAGGGAGCGATAACCCGGTGTCAGCCAGTGTCCGTCAGTGCGATCCAGACGTTCGAATATTTTGCGCAGGGTTCCGCGTGCATAGCGTTCCGCCTGCCAGCTCTTTTTGCCTTTCCGGCGATCGGCTTCCTGTTTTTTGCGCAGGAAAGAGAGGTGGCGAATAAGCGGATCGCGCAGATAGGACGGCAGCAGGCGCAGCGAGGCCATGGCTTCATCCACCGCGCCGCGTGCCTGTTTTCTGGCGTCTCCTGCCAGTGTGATGGTTTTGTCCTGTTTTTCCTGTGCGTCCAGGCTTTTATTAATCAGGTTGCCCAGCGGCGTGGCGGAGAACGCCGCATCAGCCATTTCCTGGCGGCGCTCGTTCTCTGCCCGGTAGGCATCCAGCCAGGAGGAAAGCGCGGATTCAGGAGCGGGGATCCCCGTTCCTTCACGCCCCACTGCGTGGCGCGGTTGTTGCCAGTCCCTGATGTACTCCGTTGACATGCTGACTTACTCCGCTTTGCCGCTCAGTGCGTCGTGGCAGACTGTAGCCAGCCGCTGAATTTCCAGCACGGTGTCTTCTGTGTCGGCATGGCGATGTGTGATGCGGGTGCTGTCGGCAATCACATCGACGATTGCAGAGGATGGGCGCTGGTAAATGCCAATAACGGACGGGGTGCCACCTTCAATGCGGTAAAGCCTGTAATTTCCCTCGTGGCTGTCAATCATGTAGCGACCATCAATAACAATCTTTCCGTCAGCGAGCTGCGGTACAGGCAGGGATTTCAGGTACATGTCATAACGATCACGCACGCGAGCGGCAAGATCACGCTCTGTGTTGAGCAGGTATTCAAGAAAGTCGTTGGCGAGAATCATTGCGGCAATCCTCTTGTTACAGATGTGCGAAGGCCTCCCGCCGCAAGGTGCAGGAAAGGCCCGGAACAGGAATTAATGGAGTTTGTTTTGCTGCCGGATGAGCTGCTGAAGCCCGACGTGGTTTCCGGCAGTTGGAGGTGCTCATGCTCTGATTTCCCTCAGTAGCTGGTTGAACATCTGGGTTAGTGGGTTGCTACACCCAAACGGCATCAGGTTTACCTGATAAGAAAAGCGACCGCCTGTTTTGCGCTCTTTTCTTGTGACTAAACCGCTGCGCCAGAGACGGCGTAGCTCCGCATTAATGGTTGTGGTTGGTGTATTCAGTGCTGCGGCGATTTCTCCACCGCTACACCCCGGATTGGCGGCGATATAGTCCAGAATGGTCATCTGCGTGACTCCTGTACCTGTCGGATAAGGTTCACCCGCACCACATTCGTGGCGCAGAAGTAAGTGCCGTCAGTGAGATAGATGTGATGTGCATCCTTTTCTGAACGGTGTTTGTCGATTGTGGTAATCAGGCGTTCGTCGACTTCGTATTCACGCCCTCTGGAGGTAAAACGAACGACAGGAAAATGCTTAATTGCCATTACGCCTCCTTGGCGTGTGCGAATACCTCCGCGAATGCGGATTGTTTTTACATTTTCTTATTTAATCTGTGGTTTTATTTGCTCTGTTATTCGCCAGTGAAAAAGCGTTCAATCTTTTTTATTGAATGAATAATTCGCATAATCCCAATAGCGCAGGCCACCGAAATAATCAGAACAAGCCATGAGATAAATATACTCATGCGATATTCCCCAGCTCATACGGTTCAATATGTTCCCCGCATTCTGCGGCACAGATCAGCTCGGAAAGTTCGTTAAGTGCATCCAGATCATCAGCGTAAAAAGCCACGTCATACAGACTTCGGATTGCTCTGGTCAATGAGTCACGGGCCGCACGTTCAGCATGAGCGCCTGATGCACTTAAGCGAAAATAAAAGCGCTCAAGTGCTTTGTTAATGAGAGTTTTATATTCTTTGCCCATCGCAACGCCCTTTAATCTGCTTTCTGAATTTCAGTTTCTGAATCCATACAGATAATTTCGATATAGGGTTTATCGCCATTAACCTGACGAGCCTTTTCAGCTTCGCTAATGATTTCGCGTACGGTCTGGTACGGAAGTTCCACGATCAGTCGCGTGCCGTTCAGATAAACGTAAGTGGCTTCGGCGGCTCCGTTTTTCCCCGCCGGAGCCACTCCATCAATAGCGGATGCGCGTAATAACAGTTCACCGCGAAAATCAATAAAGCGGATAAATACACCTTGAGTATGGTCTTTAGTCATAAAGCACCTGTTATAAATCAGCCTGTTTAATAAAACTCTGTCCACGCAGCAGACGATCAACCGTGCGAAGCGCTTCGTATAATGTGAAATCCTGCCCGAACTGATTGTCGCCGCTGCTCAGAGCAAAAATGCGGTTTCCGGTAAACGGATTGCGCGGGCATTTGTGGACCACGATTCCAGCTTTCTCAATCAGCCAGGCATGCTCGCCGATTTGTTTTACTGGGTAGCCATCCGGCGTTGCGTGTGTATCACTCAGGCTGTAGCGGATGTTGCTGCGTGATGCACTGGTAGCAAAACGGTTAGCGTGGCGTTCTGCACCATTGCGAAAGCGTGAATTACGTTGCTGTTTCATGTTAAAGACTCTGTACAGATTTAATTATTCCGGCATAGAGGCCGAACTCAAAATATTTGCGATTAAATCGCATCGCATTGTTTTCACGTTTTGCGGACTGCTGGTTCATTTTCGTTTGCCTCCGCACATGAGAATTGCGCCGCTTAAGAGGTAACCGAAGTTAATTGATAGTATTACAATTAACATAAGGTCCAATTTGTCCATGCCACACATAATTACCCTCATTGCAGTAGTTGTGGGTTGTCAGGTTTCTCACCCGATAAACCAGATAACAAACGCTATCAACATCGCCCCAATAGCTGCCGGGAAAAGTCCTTTGGTATAAGCGGCGATATATTCAATGCTGAGTTCAATAAAGCGTTCTTTATGTCCCGTTAACTTGCGAAACAAATAGATCTCTATTACGCCTATCTCAATAAAAACAAGGGTCAGAATGGCGCTGATGATATGGCTGGTCATTTATGACTAAAGTCCCAGCCACAACAACCATGCGTCGCGGCGTTCTTTCGGTTGCTCAAAAAACGCTTTGCGCATGCCTTCGTTAAATGCTGGCAGATATACCCAGTTTTCTGATGCACGCGTCTTTACTGAACCTGGTTTCACAAAGTCAATTGTTGGTAGCTTTGCTGCGTCAATCATGGTTCTGACTGTGGATTCCTTGCGGCCGATCATCTTGGCGAATAGTTGATATGGCACCGCTTCAAGTGGATATGGTGCTACCTGAATGAACCCCCCAAGCTCTGATTCGCTCATTGTGGTAATCTCCCTAATTCGTTCGAATGGCTCAAAATGGCTTATATCGGCTTATTTGAGTGTTTTTATGTTTGTGCCCGATGTGGCATGTTGTGATGGAGGATATGCCCGATATGGCATCTTTGTCAAGCATGGGTGAAAAATTTCGCCTGATTCGTGAAGCAGAAGGTATGACCCGCCAGGAGTTTGCGGATTGTGTTGGGCTGCCTTATGGGACGGTAACTAACTATGAGGTGAGGGGGAAGCAAGTAACAGAGGGTGCCTTACTTAAGGTTACGAAACACCCTAAATTTAAGAAGTATGCTTATTGGTTATCAACAGATGAAACGATGCCGGAGGTCGGGCAAATTTCTCCGGCTCTCTCTCTTGATGGTTCCTGCAATTCGGAGGGAGATCGCGTTTCAACCGAAACAATCCAAAAATTATCCCGCTGAGGCCAGAAAACTGGTTAGACCTGCTTTTTGTCTGGTCTGATTATTGCTGGAAAGAGGCTGGAGAAATTGTAGAGCGGTTCATTGGAGGGCTTCGTAATGTCGATTAAGAAGCTCGAAGATGGTCGTTATTTGCTGGACATCAGGCCGAACGGACGCAAGGGAAAGCGCGTGCGTAAGGTATTTGACAAAAAATCGGTAGCGGTGGCCACTGAACGCTACATCATGGCGAACGCTGAAAAGCGGGAATATATACAGGGCTACCGTGATCGTCGAACGCTAAATGATTTGCTTGAGTTGTGGTGGATGTATCACGGCCAGCACAGGCGTAAGGCGGAAGAAGACCGAAAACAACTGCGCAACATAATCAATGAGCTTGGCGCTGATATGCAGGCTGTGGATCTTGATAAGCTGAAAATTATCGCGTGGCGTTCTCAAAAGATAGCTGATGGATTGAAACCGTCATCTGCTAACAGGTACATGAATCGGTTATCCGGAATGTTTACCGTGCTGAAAAAAATAGGTCTTTGGGATGCAGAACATCCAGTAAGGGGAATTTCTATTCTTTATGTATCTCCACGAGAAATGGCGTTCCTGTCACAGAAGGAAGTGGCGCTATTGCTCGATACACTGGAGGGCGACTACTGGCGTGTTGCGCTTTTGTGTTTAAGCACAGGGGCGCGCTGGAGTGAAGCTTGTAAGCTTCGTGGTGAACAGATAGTTCATAACCGTGTAACGTTTCTTGAAACCAAAAATGGCCGGAAGAGAACAGTGCCAATTTCGCAGGCAGTTTGTGAGGCGATCAAAACCAGAGAAACAGGCGGCTTGTTTGAGGTGAAGTACCGGGAATTCTGCCTGGCGCTGAAAAGAGTTAAGCCCGATTTACCAAAAGGCCAGGCTGCACATGTGCTGCGGCATACGTTCGCCAGCCATTTTGTGATGAACGGAGGAAACATTATTGCGCTTCAGAAGATTCTTGGTCACGCAACCATTCAGCAAACAATGGCATATGCGCATTTTGCACCGGATTACCTGCAGGATGCGGTGGCCCTTAATCCGCTGAAAGGTGGCGTAAGTGTCCACGCAGTGTCCACGGGGGATTAA